CCCCCGGAATAGCTGATAGTAGTGATGCAACGGCTATTACTATTACAAGTAGTGAACAAGTAGGAATAGGCACAACAAGCCCTGTTGCAACCTTACAAGTAAAAACACAAGCAGACGGTAACTTAGCTTTTCAAAACTCAACATCTGTAACTGGTGGTGTTAAACTAAATTGTTTTAACGATGCAGCAAATGCTAGTTCTCCATTCGAAATTGATGGTTCTAGTTTGCAGTTTAATATTGCTTCAAGTATTAAAGCAAGAATAGATTCTGATGGTTTAAAGTTTGGCTCAGATACTGCAGCAGCAAATGCCTTTGATGATTATGAAGAAGGTACTTTTACACCAGCTTTCTCCGCTACAGGATTAAGTGTTACACATGACCTTCAAAATGGTTTATACACAAAAATAGGAGATACAGTAAATTTTTGGATTTTACTTGGAACTGATGCTAAATCGGGTAGTAGTAGTTCTTATGGTTTGACAATTACAGGACTTCCATATGCTTGTAAAAACACAGCTAGTTCATTTGTATCTGGTGCTGTAGGTTTAGCTTATACTTGGACTTCAAATGAACAAAGTATGAAATGGTTTATAGGTGCAAACACAAGCATAATTGCTTTATATGCTGGTGACTCAAATGCTGGTGGTACTATTACACCTGCTGATATGGGAACTACTTCTAATGACAATAGACTATATATATCTGGAAGCTATAAAACAGATTAATTTTTAACGAGGAATATTATGGCAATAACAAAAGAAACAGTAGTAGATAAAATTGAAGTACTTGAAATGGGTTCAGTACAAGTTAGAACTGCTACTAAAATAGTAGAAGATGGGAATGAACTTAATCGTTCTTTTCATAGACATGTTTTAGAACCAAGTGTAAAAAATGATGACACTTGGGAAGATACTGACATATCTGGTGAAGATGCAAAAGTTCAAGCTATCTGTAATGCTGTATGGACTGATGAAGTTAAAACAGCTTTTCAAGAAATGAGAGATGCTCAAAATACTTTAGGAGAGTAATATGGTAACAAAAGTAGATGCATCCGTTGTAGGAGACCAAGTATTAGGTCGCAGGAATCTTATCATTAATGGTGATATGAGAGTTGCTCAAAGAAGCACTAGCTCAACGGGAAGTGGTGATTATGTATTAGATAGATTTTATAATGACTATAATGGTGGTACTGTTACTTATGCACAATCTTCTTTAAGTAGTTCAGATACACCTTACTCACATGGATTTAGAAAGTCTATGAAAGTTACTAATACCTCTGCGGGTAGCGATGCTGCAGCTAATTATGTAAGATTTCAACAAAGAATAGAAGCACAAAGCTTAGCTAATAGTGGTTGGAATTACACCTCGGACACCTCTTTTGTTACTTTAAGTTTTTGGGTTAAAAGTAGTTTAGCTGGAACATACGCTGTATGTTTGAAAAATATTGAAAGTAGTGCATCAGAAGATTATTCTTTTGAATTTACACTTACTGCAAATACTTGGAAAAAAGTTACCCATGCAATAAAAGGTAATTCTGAAATTGTTTTTGATAACGATTCGGGTGAGGGATTAAGAGTTGAGTGGTTTCCATATTTAGGCACAACCTTTACAACTTCAAGCAAGACTTTAGAAACGTGGGGTGCTTACTCATCTTCAGCCCAAGGAAAAGATTATGGTCAAAATTGGTCGGCTACAGCTAGTGCAACTTTTGAAGTTACAGGAGTTCAGCTAGAAGTAGGAGATAGGGCTACACCTTTTGAACATAGAAGTTTTGATGAAGATTTAATTTTATGTCAAAGATATTATCAAGAGTTACCTATTAAGGACCGAACATTTGTTCAATACAGCTCAACAGATTACGCATATGGCGGTAATATAAATTATTGGCAACCAATGAGAGCAGCACCTACAGTTACAGGCGGTGCTAATGCAGACGTATATCCAAATGGAGCAGCTAGAATAACAACTTCAGGTTTAGTATCTTTACAAAGCCCTACTTATAATAGTTCTGAAGCTAATGTTTATCACACCACTTTAGGTAATTCTTATACAGGTTATTTTGTCAGGTCAGATAATCTAAAATTAAGTGCGGAGCTTGTATAGATGGAAACAATAATTAACATTACATCTGTTAGATATACAAAAGATATAATATCTGATGAGGTTTGTGGCATTATTGCTGTTATAAATGGAGAAACGTCTACAGTTCCTTTAGACGAGGGCAATGTACATTACAATGAAATTATGAGACGAGTAGAAGCAGGAGAGCTTACGATAGAGGAGGCAGAGTAATGTCTGAAATAGAAAAAGTAACCTTAGATGGAATTACTTACAAAGTAGATGATTTGACTCCAAAAGTAAAAGAGCTTTTCAATTTTACTATAAAGCTCCAAGATGATTTACAAGAAAAAGCATACGAATTAAAAAAGACGGAAAATGCTAGAAAAGAATCTATGCGAGAACTTAAAGAAGCTATTACAGAAGATAAAATACCTGTCTTTACAGAAACAACAGAGTGAATGATTCGGATGAAAAATATTCTGACGAGGATTTAAAACTCAACATACACAATCTTTATAAGCACCGCTGGGTCTGGTACCATACCTTATTAGGAGTGCTTTTACTCAATACAAATATTTTATTAGTAGGAGTGCTGGTAGCAATAATAAATCTCAAATAGAGGCAAAAATGATAGACAAATTTTTATCTCCTATCACAGGGCTGATAGATAAATTAGTTCCAGACAAAACAAAAAAAATGGAACTTGAACACGCAATCAAGACTCAAATGTTTGAGTTGTCAAAACAACAAAACGAGATTAATTTAGCACAAGCCAAACATGCTTCTGTCTTTGTGGCTGGGGCTAGACCCGCAATCATGTGGGTGGCTTGTTTGGGCTTAATGTGGAGCTTCTTCTTAGCCCCTATGTTGAATTGGATAGTAGCAATATCGGGCTCATCAATACAACCTCCTGTCTTAAATACTGAAGGACTAATGACTTTAACTTTATCTTTACTTGGTCTTGGTGGCTTGAGAACAGCTGAAAAATGGAAAGGTGTAGCTCGTAACAATATGCGAGAAGAAAACTTCAAAGACGATTTAAGATAACATGGCTGGATTTAAAATTTCATTTTTTAGCGGACTCAGTGAAAAGATTTCACCTAGATTGCTACCTACTGATGTAGCACAAAATGCACAAAATGTTTTTTTAGATTCAGGAAGAATTGAAGGTATTAAGGTAGACACAGACCATTCCTCAGAGGCAGCGGACCCAGATACACATCCAGCTTCTCACATATCAGCAAGTACAAAAACTATATTTCAAGCTACAACTAATGAGTGGCTAACATTTACAGAAGATGTTGATATTATTAGAAGCCCAATAAAACAAGATTCTTTTAATAGAATTTATTTTACGGGTAATGGTGGCTTTCCTAAATATGGAGGTCAAGCTAATTTAATAAGTGGTTCTGGACCTTATCCAGCCGCTTCATTTAGATTGGGTTTACCAATACCAGCATCTATATCATCTATATCTGTTGATAATTCAGCTGTTCCTAATGCAAGTGTTTCCTCAAGGGCTTATGTTTATACAGAGATTACAACTTTCGGTGAAGAAGGACCTCCTTCGGCAGTAACAACAAATCAAATAGTAGATGCAGCAGATGGAGCTACAGTCACATTAGGATTTCCAGCAGCAAGTTCAGGTAATCTTAGTATTGCAAAAAGAAGATTATATAGGACAGATGTGAATGGTTTGTTTAGATTTGTTACTGACATAGCTGGTACATCCTCAGGAAACTTTACAGAGGCAGTTGTTGATAGTTTGCTTGGTGAAGAATTAGAATCAAGTGATAATCTGGCTCCTCCAGATGATGACACATCTTCTCACCCTGACGGTCCAATGCTTGGAATTACTGCTATGCCAAATGGAATTACAGCTGGATTTGCTGGTAAAACTTTATTGTTTAGTGAATCTTACTTGCCACATTCTTTTCCAGAAGCTAACCAATTGACAAGCAGAGATGACATTGTAGGTATAGCTTCAATAGCACAAGGTTTATTAGTTACTACAACAGGAAAACCTTTATTAGTTTCTGGTACAGACCCTAGTGCTATGGGGATGGTAGAAATAGATGCAAACCTGCCTAATGCAAACAAGAGGTCTTTAGTAGATATGGGTGAATACGCTATTTATAGTTCACCAGATGGTTTGGTTTCTGTTTCGTCAAACGGTGTTCAAGTTGTTACAGAACAAATTTTTACAAGAGACCAATGGCAAAATTATTATCCTACAAACATAGAAGCTTACGAATACGAAGGAAAATACATAGCTTTTACTTTTGATGGCTCTAACAATGCAACAAAAAAAGGATTTATTTTTGACCCTAGAGGCGGTAAGAATGCTTTTGTAAATTTAGATTTTTATGCTACAGCTGGATATAACGACAGACTTAATGACATTCTATTTTTAGTGATAGACGGAAACCTAAAAGCTTTTGCTCAAGGGACTGCAGCCAGAACTTATTTATGGAAGTCAAAAGACTTTTATAGCAATATAGATATTTGTCCTTCAGTAGCAAAAGTGAATGCCGAATCTTACAGTTCTCTCACTTTTAAATTATTTGCTGATGGAGTTTTAAAACATACACAAACTGTTACAAACGGTAATTTTTTTAGATTACCAAGCGGTTATAGATGCAAATCAATAGAAGTGCAATTAGAAGGCACAGACACTATCAATGAGGTTTGTGTTTATGAAAGCCCACAGGAAATAACATAATGGCAGAAAATTTATTAAAAGGCGGAGAAAAAAGAAAAGGAGCAGTAGGTTCTTTTCCTGTCCCACAAGAATTTAGCCCAGCAGAGAAAAGATGGGCTCAATCTGTAAATGATTCTTTACAGCAACTTACAGGAGAAAAAGGAAACAAACTTGATAGTGCTGTTACTTTTGCAGACTTAATAAATTCAGGTCTAGCAGAAACTCTTAACATACAAATTCTTGGCGGTGGTGGCTCCCTTGTAAGTGATAGTGGTGGTGTCAATATACTTAAATCAGTTACAGATGGAGGGATAGATTTTCCAACAGCACCTACAGGTGTGAGTGCAGATGGAGCATTTAAAAATATTATTATTGATTGGGATTATCCAAATTACCAAGGTCATTCACATACAGAAATATTTGTTGCTGATACTAACAGTTTTGCTTCAGTGGAAATTTCAAAAGGAAGATTGTCTCCAAAATTTTTAGGACAAACTACAGCAACAGTTTTAAATCATGCAGTAGGAAATAATCAAACAAAGTTTTATTGGATTAGACACATAAATAAAAATGGAGTGGCAGGACCCGTGCACAGCACTACAGGGGTAACTGCTACAACTGTAGGGATTGATACAGTAGACTTTCAAGATTTAGCAGTGACAAGTGCAAAAATTGCAAACTTGGCAGTTGATTCTGCAAAAATTGCAGACTTGGCTGTAACAAATGCAAAAATAAGTGAATTGAACGCAAGTAAAATTACTGCGGGGTTTTTAGTCGCAGATAGAATACAAGCACAAAGTTTAGATATTGGCGGAAAAGCAGCAAGTGGCACTATGGGTAAAGTTGCTTTTACAGAAGTAGAACAAAACAATTCTCCACCAAACGTAGCATTTGACTTGACAGATTTCTTTGGAGGAAATCCTTTGACAACAGCAGCTGGAGCTAATATGACTAATTTGGTGAACTTCCAAGTAGATTTTCCAAGTCATTCTGGAAGTGCTGCTAAAAATTATGTAGCAGTTTGTTCTTTCAAACCTTTGGGTTCATTTCCTGTAGGATGCCAAATCATAAGTACATTTAGTATGGTTAGCAGCCCTGTTGCTTCAACGCAGCCAAGCATTTTTCAACAACTTGTAAGCACAGAATCACTAACAGGTTCGCAAGTAATGATGACTTTGCTGGTATCTGTACCCTCTGGTGCTACAAGATATTTTAGAGTGCACGGTAATTTTAAAAACGTAAATCTTTTTGGAACTCAAAGAGGCTTTGGAGATATTGCTGTTCATGTAACAGGATTGTCAGCATGATTTATATTCGAGGTAAAAATCAAGACGGGAAAGAATATGGAGATGTTCTGGTTGTTTCTGAACATATCAGAGAAAAAAGAAATGCCCTCTTAGCAGCAAGTGATTGGACCCAAGCTGCAGATAGCCCTTTATCTGATGAAAAGAAAACAGAGTGGGCTACCTACAGACAAGAGTTAAGAGACGTTACTCAATCTCTTACTGAGTCAAGCAAGGTAAGTGATATTGAGTTTCCTACACCTCCTGCTTAATTTTACTAAGCTTTTCTATAACCAACTTAGTCATACGCAATTCCAAAGCTGCGTGTTCTGCACAATGAGGTCTTTTGCTTCCTTTATATTTTTCATGGTGCATCCAATGAGAAAAATCATGTGTCAAACAAGCCCAGCCTGTATCGGTATTAATGTTGTAAACATTTTTCTTACTCCAAGTTCTCCAATTATGTCTACGACCTGTTTTGTTTTCAAAAACAAACGGACATTTCTTTTGGAGGGTCCTTCTATAAATTTGACGACAAATTGATTTAGCCAACTTGTAATCTATTTTATTTAATTCAAAAGGATTATCCTGACCTGTAAAATAATACCAATCAACTTTTTTTCGTACTTCAGTAGCTGTCGAATGACCATTAGATAACCAAATATTATTTATCTTTTCATAAATATTCAAAGATTCTTTGGAAGTTTTCATTTGACCTCCATAGGTGCGATGTGAAGAATATCTTTAATAGCATCTTGCAGATTGTGAGCTTCATACACAAGACTAGACCCAGAGGCTACTCTTCTGTCAGAAACTATCCATTTATGTTTATTCTCTAAATAAGAGAAATCGAAGTGTATGTCTTTTTTTTCAACAGGACATTCAACTGTTATTACAAATTTATCAATCATTTTTTTCTCCTTTATTTGATTGTTAAAATCTAAGTGTATCATACTATTACATCCAATGCAAATCTATTTAGACCAGCAAGTATAAGGATTGCTTTGATACAAAGCTTAAAAAATGGTATCTTCTTAGAAACTGTATGATTATTAGGCAACTTGAGCTAGATGATTATCATCAATGCCTTGAGATAGGAAAAGGCTTTCAAGAGAATAGTGTTTTTTCTATAGCTGGATGGGATAGTGATAAATATAATAATCTGATAATTCAAGGAGTTGATGCAAGTTCAGATGTTTTTGCTTGTGTTGCAGACCTAGAAGGAAAAATCATTGGCATATTTTTTGGATATGTAAGTGAATATTTTTTTTCCAAGAAGATTTTAGCTCAAGACCTAATAGTTTTATTTTTACCTGATTATAGAAGCAATGCTTATGAGGGATTAAAAGTTATGTTAGAAAGATTTGAGTCTTGGGCAAAACAAAAAAATGCTGTTGAAATTTGCATTGGTGCTTCAACAAATCAGGTAAGTGAAAACTATAAAAAATATTTAGAATCAAACGGATATACAGACGTTGGATTCATAACAAAAAAGAGGATTTAGTATGTGCGGTGGCGGTGGCGGAGGCGGTCCAGCCTCAGTAAAAGATACAGCGGCTCAAAAAAAATTAGCAGAACTTGCTGCTAAAAGATTTAATCTTTATCAAAAATATTTTGTTCCGCTTGAAAATCAATATATATCAGATGTTTTTAGTTTGGGAGATGATTCTTCTTTTGAAAGCGTTGATGCGTTCATTAATGCTTTGCAACAGCCAGAATATCAAGCTACAAGAAAAGGTATTCAAGCTGAAGCTTTTGCAAGAGGTATGGACCCAACAAGCGGTCAATATCAAGGTAATGTAGAAAATTTACTCACACAGGCTGCCAGAGGAGGTGCTCTTGGTGCGGCAGAGGCTCAGTCTGGACAAGTTGATAGAAAATATCAAGGCATACAAAACGTAATACAGATGGGACAAGGACAAGCAGGACAGGCTATTGCTGGATTGGGAGATGTTGCAACTCTAGCTCTCGAAAGAGCAAAATCAGAAGCTAAAACTGCAGCCACAGATTATTTTGCTAGACAATCAACTTTAGGTACTGCTGTTGGCACAGGAGCTGGTTTATACATGGCATCAGGAGGATTCACTTCAGGGGGCACAAATACATGAGTAATGGTTTGGTGCAAGGAGATGGTGATATTAATATTCCAACTTATTCAACTTCTATGAATACGGAACCTTTGTTTGGATATGATGTATCACCTGTTTATACAAATCCTTATACAAATGTTTTTGTAGACCCGACTACAGAAGGAGACTTTGGTGCACAAGAAACTCTTGCAAGATTATATGATGCAGAATTTCAAGATTACTTACAAAGATTTTTGCCCGTAGAACAACAACTTATGTTTGACATGCAAGAAGGCTTTGCCGAGCAGCAACAAGCAGAAATAAATCGAGCTCAAAGAACAGCCGCAAGAACATTTGCAAATATTAGAGGACAAGAACAAAGAAGAAGAGCAGGTTTTGGAATGAATGTTGGCGGCAATACAAATGCAGCTCTTGACCGTGCAGAAACAGGGGCAATTGTTGCGGCTAGAAATTTTGCTAGAATGAGAGCAGAAGAGAGAAGATTACAACTTTTATCAGGCGGTCTTGGTAGTATCGCACAACAAAGAACTTCAACAACGATATAAATATGGCTAAAGGGTTAATAGGAATAGGAAGAGTTCAAAAAGAACAAGCAATGAGAGCTCTTACCGAATCTGCTAAGTTAGAAGCAGAGCAACAAATAGCAAACGAAGCTTTAGAACAACAACGACAAATGGCTGAAGCACAAACAAAAGGTACACTTGCAGGAACAGGTGCCGCTATAGGTTATATGGCTGGTGCAAGTGCAGGAACAATTGGTGGTGCTGCAGGTGGTCCTGTTGGAGCCGTTATTGGTTTAGTAGGCGGTTACTTACTTGGGGAGCTTTTTAGTTAGATGTCTGGTCATTTTTTTATTCAAGGATTTGATAGTGCAATGCGTTCTATGCTTTATGCTGGAAGGTATTCAAGAAATTTAGCCGAAGATGAATTAGATAAAGAGAAGCTAGAGATAGCAAGGCTTCCTTTTGAAGATTTGCAAGAATCAGTAGAAAGTGGAGATGCTACATCATTAGAGACAGAAACTTTTGCCTCTATAAAAGAAAAAAAATACGCTGCTGACATAAATCAATTAACGTATGAAACTTCTTTGAGAACATCAGAGCTTCAAGGTTCACAACTTAACAGAGCTTTTCTTTCTGATGCTTTTGGTTATTTAACAGACGTAGCTACAAGAATAGAAAGTGAAGAGTTAAAAAGAGGCACAGGAACTTATGATGCTGCATTAGATATTGCTGTTGATTATTTTGACAAAATTAGTGATGATGGTTACGACTTGTACGAAACCATAAGTCCAAAATATGTAAAAGCTATAAAATCAGCAAAAGATTCTTTAGCTCTTTTACAAGCTGGAAATCCAGAAGGTCTTACAGCTTTACAACAAAATGTAGAGTCTCTCAATGTTATTTTTAAACCAAAAACAACAAAGTATTTTGGTAAAGAATTTGTAAGTGAAGACGGAAATTTTAGTGGCACCATTTTAGATGTCGATATAAATTTAGCCGATACACAAATAACAGAAAATGCAGAGTCTGTAATAGTTAGAGGTAAGTTTACAGTCAGAGACCAAAACATTTATAAAGCATCAATAGATGCAGGAGAAAGTAAAGAACAGGCAGAAGCCAAATCAACAAGAGTGTTTGATAGTTTTATGCCAGACATAACTACAGACATCATTAAACAAAGTAACGCTAACAAAGGTGATGCTGTGCAAGTTTCTGTTAAAGATATGGTAGATTTTGCAGGTAGCAATATCCAGCTTGTGACAGCTCTTTTACAAGAAGGCAATCCAGAACTATTTAAATTTGTTGCAGAGGCGAAAGAGAATTCTTATCGTAAAACAAATGTGCTTGATGCTGCAGATATAGCTGACATAAATGTAAAAGCTGCAGAATTATTTGCTGATAGTTATGATGCAAACAGAGATGCTTTCATTGCAAAAGGGGGTCTAAACCTTTTAAATAAAATTAAACGAAATCCAAATAGCAAAAGTACAGCTTTTGAGTTAAGAAAAATCTTAGAAGCATTAGGTCCAAAAAGAAATGAATTTACAAAATTTATTGAAGACCATCCTGATAAAAATTTCCGTGAAGAAGGCTTAAAAATATGGACAGGTGGTCAGGAAGAATCTTCAATTTTTAATGCTTACATAAATACTTTTCCAAGCAAAGCTGACATAAGAGCAGACTTAATGGCGGGGCAAGATGTAACTCCAAACCCTTTTCCTGCTGTTCCACAAACAGAAACTCTTACTTTTAGAAAAGGTACAGAAACATTTGAAATATCTACAGCTAATGTAAATACTGCACTTACTAACCTTGAAAGTAAATATGGAAAAGATTTTCTTGATGCAGAAATTGCAACAATTAAAAATGTAGCAAAAGCAAAAAATATTGAGTTGCAAGAAAAAGAAATTTTATTTTTATTACAAAAAACATTGAGGTAGCTAAATGGCTACACGAAAAGAACTTAATGAAATTTTAGTTGAATTAGAACCAACTGAAAACATTCTTGAAGAAGAAGAAGAAGAAGAGAAAGAACAAGATTCTGTTTTTGTTAATATTGCAGAAACTCCTACGTCTGAAGAATTAGATAAAGAACAAGAAAAGAATTTATCTGCAGATACTTTAGATTCAATAGCAAAAGAAGTAGAAGTAAAAAAAAGTTTTAGAGGTCCATCCTTTTTTGAGTCACAAGGTCCTGCTTTTTCAACAACTTCTTTTGAAGGGATGCCTGACCCAGAAAAACTCAAATCAGACCTTTCAAGTCTTTATGATTCTTTTACAGGATTTTTTACAGATGTCATACCAGCAGGTTTAAAATCTACTTTTCCTACAGTAGCTAATGCAATAGATATTTATAGACAAAGAAGAATGACAGAAAATCTTGGAGTTGCAATAGGTGAAGTTGAACCGCCAAGAGAATTTTTTTCTCCAAATCCTTTTATTTTTTCTGATTTAGAAATAGATGTTAAAAAAGATGAATACAGAAGATTTCAAGAAGAAACTTGGAACAATACTCCTATAGAAAAGAAAGCAGAAATTGCAGAAAACTTTTTACAGGGTTATGAAAAGCTAGAAGCAAGAATACAGGAAAGAGAAAAATATATTAAAGACATTTATGAATCTCATGGTTTAGGGAAAAAAGGTTCCGCTGCTGCTTCAGGGGTTACGTCTTTTGCACTTATGGCTCCTGCACTAATAGCAACCGCAGCAACTAGAAATCCAAGTTTTGTATATGGGATGTTACCTGCCTTTGGCTTTTTAGAAGGCTCTGCAACTTACAGAGAATCTATGCAAAGTGGTTTGACACATAGAGAAGCCGTTGATGCTGCTAATTTGTCTGCCGCTTTTGAAATTGGTACCGAAATGCTTCCTTTGCCTTATGTGACAAAAGGTCTTACCGCATTTAGAGAAATGAACAAAGATAAATTAAAAAATGTAGTTTTGAACGGTTTTGCAAGTTTAGGAACAGAATTAGGCGGAGAACAATTAAATACTTTTTTACAAGAAACAAACAAAGCTGTTAGAGGTGTAAAAAATGAACTAAATATAGCTTGGAACCTAAAAGATGACCCAACCTATCAAGGACCTAGTTGGGTTGATGTATTAAGAGATAATGCCGAAATGACAGCTATAGCGACACTTGTTGGTGCTGGTGGTCTCGTTACAACTCAAGGTGCTGTTGCATATTCTCCAGAAATAAAATCATTTTTAAATTCATTGGACCCAAATTTAGCTAGAAGGATTTCAAGAGAACTCGATACCATGTCAAGGGAAGTAGAATCTAACTTTCATGCAATGGATGACACATTTTTAGATTTGGCTAAATTTGTAAATAGACAAGGAATATTAGGTAAAAACTTTGGAAAATTTACACCTAATGAACCAATTGATTTACAAAACCCGAATATAGAACAGCTTCTAAATCCTTCAAGAGAAAGTTTTGAGTTTGGTCCTCCTGATTTTCTTGTTGATTCTGAACTTGTTAAAAACTTATTAAAAAACGACCAGAATATAACTGAGCTGTCAGAGGAAGAAAAACTTCTTGCTTCAATTTATACAGAAGCTTTATCAGAGGACATGGGTTTAGATATAGAAGATTTTTTACTTACTAATAAAAATGTTTTAAATATTATGGGTGTTTCTCCAGCTGAAATACTAGACTCAGAATCTTTCAATCAACAAGTAAAAGACTTTGCAGATAACATTCAAGAAAGAATTACCACAGCAAAAGACAATGTGAAAGAAAATTTACAAAAAGATTTAGAGACATTAAATAAGTTTATAAATTTTGTTTCATCTGCAGAGACGACAACACCTCAAGCAGTAAGTGCATCCAGAGATATTACAAGAGATGAGTTTCCCGACACAGAAGAATATAAAGCACCAATAAAAACTTTGCAAAGTTTTGAATTCAGCGAAGCAGACTCACCTGTCATAGAAGCTTCTCAAGAAGAGTTAAATACTATCAAAGAAAACTTTGTTAATGACCTTTTAACTAAGCAAAGCGAAAAAGGTGCAGGATTTATAACAATTAGCGAGTTGCAAGAAACGGAAACGACACAAGAGGAGGGATTAAGCTTTGAAGTGTTTATGCAAAATTTAAAAGAAACAAATTTGTACAACATACCTGAAGAGGACATAAAAAATATTATTGAAATATCTCGAGGCAATTTAGAGTTACCAGAGCCAGAATATGCAAAAGATAAAAATATTCAGCCTTCATTAACCTTTCAGGAGCTTAAAGTTGTTGGTAGATATAGAAGCCCAACGGAAGCAGAAGATTTAAGATTGGCAGAAATTTTGAATATAGCTTTCTCTCTTGGTGTTCCTGAAAAAGCTTTTACAGGTGTTAATGGAATAAAAATTCTTAAAAACAAAATTGATGAGTCTCTTAGAGGCGAGTATTACCATAGCAGTGCAAACATTACACTTGATGAAGAATATTTTAATACAGAACAAAATAAAAATTTTTTAAATTACAATGCAACGGGTACTTTGCTGCATGAGTTAGCACATCACATTGACTTTTCTTACAATCAACGCCCTGATGGCTCTGGAATATCTCTGGCATTTAACTCCCCACTTTTTGCTTTTCCTGACTTTAAAAAAGAAAACGTAAGATTTGCAGCTAGTGGTCAAAAATTAGAAGAGTTTTCTTTTAAAACGGGTGGTGAAGTTTTTAACGAAATATATAATATTTATCGAAACGCAAATTTACAGATACAGTTAGATACTTTGGCATTTGGCAGAAGTATGTCCGAAGGAGAAGCTAGATTTGAAGCTGGTTTAAAAAATAAAAAAACAGGGGGCTTGTTATCTTATCCAATGCACAGCCTTTTTGTTCATGCTGAAAACGCTTTTAGAGTGGCTGCAGTAAGGAAACAAATAAAAGAAGGTGATATTACAATGACACCTGAATTGGAGACTGCACTAAATGAAGTAGAAGGCTACTACAATAATTTTGGCTTGGCATCTTTGCGAGTTCCGAAAACAACAGAAGAACAAAATAACTTTCCTGAGTTTTTGGCTGCAGAAATGTTTGCACAAGTATTTGCATTAAAATATACTAATTCTGAGTTCTTTAAGGCAAATGCACCAAGAACCACAAAATTAATAGAAGATATAGAAAATGCAATCAGTCTCAACACCTTTAACGAAGTTAGTAGCGGATTACGAACTGCTTTTGGGTACGATAGTTCCCAGCCAGATTTTGAAATCTACAGACTCAACAAGTCTTTCCTCAACACTAACAGAAGCTTTAGAGAACAACAAGAAAGTGAACGATTGGGAGAAGATGATAGAACAGATGCAACAGACACAAGAGACGGGCAAGTTACAACAACTAGAGAGGAAGAACGACTTAGACCGACTACAGGCGAACAAGGCAGCACTCAAAGTTCAAGAGCTGTCGGGTCTGAAACTCTAACTCCTAGAGATGAATCTTCGGGTCATGCCGCAGATTTTGTCCCCCCACAATACGGACCCCCAGCACACGATTTAAATCAGGAAGCTACAGAAGAATTTACTACAAAAGGCTATTCTGTTTATTCTTTTGATGCAGGGGAAAACTATGAAAAGTTAAAATATTTTCTTGACGGCAGGTATCAAGAAGAAAGACAGTTAATAAACAAGCTGTTAGAAATAAAAGGTAATCCTGATGCTATTTTGACCGTTTATCGAGCAGCTCCTACTGCAGAATTAAGATACGGTGATTTGGTTACATTGACTAAAGAAGATGCAGAGTTTGAAGTAGAAGAATCCAAAATTACACAAGAACAAATAAATAAAGCAAACAGAGAAAGATTAAGAGAAGAAGATATAGAAAAAAAAGGTGCAGTAGATTTAATCGCTGAAAGAAATAGAAATATTATGGATAGCCTTTTCCAACCTCAAGATGTAACTCCATCTAAATTACATACTTATGAAATTAGAGCTGGAGATATAAGATTTGATGGCAATGGCGGACTTACAAGATGGGGCTTTTTCCCTTCAAATGTAGTTGATATAAAAGGTGACAAACCAGCTAAATTAATTAGTTCTAAAAGAAAAGATGCAAAGGAACCAACTAAAACTCAAGATGAAATAAATAAAGAAAATGCTTTGCTCGATGCAATAGAAGCTGGACAAGTTAGGAAACCCCCAGAAGGACCTCCTCCTCCGCCAAAAGGACCAGACCCTAATGATGAATTCACGATACCCCAACTAGGTTTTTATAAAGACCTTGTAGAAGCTATTAACATTAAAGTTGCAAATAGATTTGGCAGACAATGGACTCTTGAAGAAAGCATGATTGAGCAGTTTGGTGAAGCAGGTGTTGTTGAAAGATTAAATCAATTAGGATTAGACCCTGATGCAAAAGATTGGAGGGTCACGACACAGACAGACATCTATCAAGGTAGAGTTAAAGATTTACTTAGAGACTTACAAGAAGTTTTTTATGAGCCTATGCTTAAATTTTTAACTTTGAATGCGATAAATGAGACTAAGTATAATCACTTTGTTTACAGTCTTCATGCTCCAGAAAGAAACGCTTATTTGCCTACAAAGTTTACTGAAGATATAGCAGAAACAGAAGCAGAATTACAAAGATTAGAAGCTGACCCTGATGCTGCAAAGCAAGATATAACAAATATAAAAAGAAAGCTTACTACTTTAAAAAATAAAATGAAAAAAGCTGAGAGTGGTTCTGGTATGACCACAGAACAAGCAGTTAAAAACTTAGAAGGTTATGGCATCGAATACAGCAATGGAGTTGCAAAACCAAAAAATAAAAAAGGTGAAAAATATTTACAGGCTTATGAAGACTTTCATAAACCAATGATTGAATATATGCGTAAAGTCTATAACGACTCAGGCTTAATTACACAAGAAAGAATTTCAGATTGGAATGAAAGGTACAATTATTATGTTCCTCTCAAAGGCTTTGCAGAAGACACTTTGATAGACCCGAAAACGGGAAGAGAAATAAAAAGACTCAGCACAAATAATAATTTAATTAAATCCCAAATGACTGTTTCTGGTCCAACGGTAAGAAAAGCTAAAGGTAGAGAATCTTTAGCTGACTCACCTTTACAACAATCTGTCGTAGACACTATCTCAGCATTAGTGCAAAGCCAAAAGAATGTAATAGTTAAATCTTTAGCCGATTTATCAAGGGCTTTTCCTAATGACCAATTTTGGCTTGTTGTTGAAGAGGCTGGTCAGTTAGAGTCTGTTGATGCTTCATGGGATGACTCCAAAGGCAAAAGTAGAGTTGGCTTTAAAGAAGACGGAGTACAAAAATATGTAGAAATCTATGACAAAAGATTAGCACAAGGCTTTGATGATTTTGATAACACAATAACAAATCCTTTTATGAAGGGAATGAGATTTGCTACTAGATATTTATCAATGGTGAATACATCTTTAGACCCAGCCTTTATGATTAATAACTTCATAAGAGATGTGCAAACTGCTTATTTTAATTTATTAGCAGAAGAAGAAATAACTAACGGAAGAGCAAAAGGTTTAGATATATCTAAAAAATATTTCACATCTAAAAATATTTTAACTAACTCAGCCCTATTAATTAAATTTGAAAAAAATAAAACTCTTGCAAATAAATCTATGAGAGAAGAGATGGCTGAAATGCAAAGAGAGGGTGTAGAAATAAACACTGACACAATAAAAGAACTTGGACAAAAGTATGGTCTTTCAGAAAATTTAATTTTAAAAAATGCAAAAATGCTTTTGTTTAAAAAATACGGTGGAGAGACAGGATATATTGACCAAAAAAATGTTGAGCAAATGACAAAGGAATTTGAAACTCTAAGGGATATTTACTCTGGCTCAATCAAAGCAAAACCTAAAAAAGTTTTATATGACTCTTTGGCAATCATAGAAAGATTTAATTCAGGTGTTGAGAATGCAGCTAGATTTACTGCTTTTGAGGGATATATAGAAATGATTGGCGGGATTGATGTGGCTACTCCAAAAGATTTTGAAAAAGCAGCTGTCTTGGCAAAAAACCTTACAATAAACTTTAACAGAATGGGAACTATGGGTCCTACAGCAAACGCACTTTACATGTTTTTCAATGCTTCAATACAGGGTTCTGTTAATGTATTTAGAGGTCTAATAGGAAAAGAAAAATCATCAAGAAAAGTAAAAGCAACAGCAGCTTTAGGTTTGTTAGGTTCGTTATCTACTATGTGGAACATTCTTTATGGAGCAGAAGACGAAGATGATGGTGTTAATTGGTATAAAAAAATACCTGATTGGGAAAAACAAACTAAATTTATTTTTATGTTTCCAGATATAGATGTTTCTGAGGGTAAGGTACAGATTGATAAATGGGGAACAGGCTCTAAATATTATTTAATTTCTGATAAAGGAGAAAGAAAGTTACCAATAGGTTTGGGTATTCCAAAGCCTTATGGCTATGCACTGTTCCATGACTTAGGCAGAATTACAACAGAATATGCTTTAGGCAAAGTTGTAGATAATTATGATGTTTCTTTTCAAGAAGCATCAAGAGACTTAGCCGAGTCTTTACTACATAATTATGCACCTTTAACTTTCTCTGATAGAGACTCATTTGGGGAAACTGCAACAGTTACTTTTACTCCTTCAGTAGCAAAACCTGTAGTAAATTGGATGCAAAATAAAGACCATTTTGGTTCCCCTATTAAAACAAGCGAAGATGTAAGAACACTGATTGGCGATACTATGCCAAGGAGTTATAACCAATCACAAAAAGCTTTTGAATTTACTAAAGGTATGACTCGTTTTATAAATGATTTAACAGGAGGCAATCAATTTTATTCTGGTGCAGTTGATATAGACCCAAGAACATTACAATATTTTATTGAAGAAGTTACAGGTGGAACAGGAAGAACTGCTTTTAGATTTTATGAAGCTGGAAAACAATTAACAACAGATTTTACACAGCCAAGTACAGATATTCTTGGAGTGAGAAGGGTGTTGGCTGGACCCAGAGATTATGTAGATTCTGAAATCTATGAAAGAAATGTGCAAGAGGTACTAAAATTTCAAGGTGCAATGAGAGAATTTGCAGACACTGACATAGATGAAGAAAAAATGTCGGAAACTGAAGAAGAATTTAGAAAAAGAATTGGTTCTGGTTTAGAAGATTTGACACTTACAGGTCCAGAAGAAGAAAGAAAAAAAATGAGAGAGTCTGGGTATGTCTCAATTTACGATGAAACAACTAAATTTATAAAAGAAAAAAATAAAGAATTAAGGCAGTTAAATTTAGATTATCAGGCAGCTGAAGATTATGATGAAAAAATGGAATTAGAAGCTGAGAAAAAACAAATACAGCTAGATATTTTAGTGAAGAAAAAGAATTTTAATCAAGAATTTAATGAAATTAAAAAAATGATGGAAAAAGAATTAAAAACAAAAAAATCCGAAGAGGATGAAGAAGATTAGAAAGCAGGACAAGCTATTAACATAACCTATTTAGGGGAGAAAAATATGAAAAAATCTCTTGCCCTGCCGAAGGTCTAGTCATCAAGATACCAGACTATTTGATACCTCACAAGCATCATTAAGATAATCTTTTGACAAATGTGCGTATCTAGTCACGATATTAAAATCTGACCAACCTCCTAAAATCTGTAACGTATGTAAAGGTGTACCATTTTGTACATGATGTGAAGCCCATGTGTGCCTTAAATCATGCCAACGCATACCTTTCAAACCAGCTTTATCTAATGCTTTATACCAGCCTGTATTAGATGCTCTGGTTATTTTTCTACCTGCATAGGTAAAAACATAGGGACCTTTCCTGTCAATGCTGCTTAAAAGCTCTTTGCATTTTTTGTTTAAAGGTACACATAAAACTTTACCGTTTTTTGTTTCTGTACCTTCTATAGCTACTTGGTCCTCTACTATTTGTTCCCATCTAAGATTGAGGCAGTTAGACATTCTTACTCCTGTCAATAAGGAGAAAATGAAAGGCTTTTTTAAATGCTCGGGGAGATGAACATAAAGCTTTTCAATATCCTCTTGCGAAAAGTAGTGTGACTTTTTGGGAGAATTATCGACACTTTTCACGAAAGGCTTGGTATCTAACCACCCCAACTCTTCATAAGCAAAATTAAGTATTGCTCTGAAGAAACTTAAATATCTATTGACTGTACCTGATTTACCCTTGATGCCAGACCTTATGGCAGCAATGTCAGCTCTAGTCAAAGAATTTAAGTCTTTATTTTCTAACAATGGGTCAAAATATTTTCTGTATGAAAAATCATTCTTTCCCATCTTTTTAAATCTGTAATATTCTTTAAGTGCTTCTTTCCAAGTCTTCATTTATTTTTCTCCTTTTTTTTAATTGATGTCTTATATTATCCAAGCTCTTTTGGGATAATTTTCCTGCATGTTTAATTTTAGTTTTCATACTGTTTCTAATTCACCTACTTCATCATTTATGTTTACAACATAGTCTTTTGTTACTACACCTATTTCTTTGTTACCAACCCAACAAGCTTTTCTCCAAACAAAACCATTAACAGCATTTTTGCCTGTAGACCTCATAAGATGCCCTCTTCTAAAATGTAATCTTTTTTTATGTCCTTGTAATTTTGATTCGCTTGAAACTTCGTCTGGTATATTCAAAGAAACAATGTAATGTTCAAATTTTGGTTTTTGTGATGGTCTATTTTTGTATGGATTTTTTTTGTTAAAAACTTTAGTGCTTGGCTGTACAAACCCTTGTCTTTTGCAACTTACACAAGCATCTTTAAAATCAGGATTAAATAAAATACCAATACCAATAACGGTATTTAAAACATGTTCCAATGTGCTTACAAATGGTGAAGCTCTTGATATTGCAAAATCAACATCTGTAAAAGTTTTGATTCTTTCATTTCTTTCTTTTCTTGCTTCCTCTACATATTCATCTTTGTAAATACTTTGATGTCCATGCTCTGTAACTCTATGTGGTGTATATAAATGTGTAATTATATTTGGTAAGTTTTTTTCCCAAGCACAAAACGGGTCATTAGGAATCAAAGGTATAGGAAAAATAAGACCCGTTTCGAGCATACTAACTTTGACTTGATTACCAATTGGAACCCAAAATTCTTGGGGAAGAAAAAAAGACCTCCTTCCTGTCAATACTTTTTTAACTTCTTCCTCTAGGCTATCATTCAAAATATCTTTTTTAATTTCATCTTCTAAACAATAAGAAAAAGTGACTGTGCATTTTAACCAAGAATCAAATTCAAAATTTGTCATTTGGTCAAAACTCTTGAGAGCTTCTTTAGGAACCTGTGCTTTTTTCACTAAAGTATCTCTTATGTAATTATGTTTTTCTGCTTTGGAATATTCTTCTATTGCTAAGATAGTTGTGAAAAAAGGATGTTCTTTAATAATCAAACATTGTTCAGACGGAACTCTAATTACTAAGTCTTCAAAAAATTTATTGACTGTAGTATTGTTTGGCATTACATCCAGCAAAGTAGTCATATTATAAGAAAACTTTGTTGATTTAAGCCATTTATCATATTCATCTCCACAAACGCTAATAAACTTTTCTAAAGAATCATCAAATACATAATCGGGTCCTGTTTGTTTCAGACCCGCCATATTGCCAAGCATATTTAAATTTATTAAATCAGCATAGTTTTTATTGTATTTTTTTCTTATTTGTTCTCCTTGACTTATAGAACTTCTATCAAAATTTAAGTTAAGAACGTCATGAGCATGATAAAACCCACTTGAAAGTTGTTGCTTGTTTCTTAATCTATTACCCCTCATTGCATCATACCTTCGTCATCTTTATTAAGAAGTTGTTTAAGTTTTTCATTCCACATTTTTTTAAACTCTGGATTTTTTGCTGCAATCTCTGCTTCTTTTAAAGCCACAAATCTTTCTGACAAATGTCTGTGCTGTAGTATTTTTCTCCAGCTGCTTTCTGGTAATTTGTATATCTTAGAATTATCTTCCATTTTTCTTTCTCTCTTCTCTTTGTTTTTCTTTAAAACACTCAGTACAAATTTGACTTTCTTTTACAGACCAAAGACCTTCATCTTCTTTTACTTGTTCTGAGCATTCATCACAAATATATTTAATACCTGTAATTTTTCCGTTCTGATAAATAATTAATTCCATTATTTCAACCTAACAATTTTATTCTTATATATTCTGCCAACAAAGTTTTCAGGTTTGTTTTCTTTAAAGTCATTGAAGAGACTCTTGCTGCCAAAGACTGCCCTCTTTGCATAAACTACTTTATGTCCGTCTGCTTCCAGCTCTTTGACATAAGCATCCATCTCTTTATTTATTTCAATATCTCCTTCTACAGTTTGCTCCCAAACTAATTGCTTGGACCCGTCAGGTAATTGGATTTGTATTTTGAAGTTGCTATATTCCATTTTTTCTCCTTAATATGTTATTTAATGGTTTATGTGTTAAGAGTATCACACGATTACAAATGACACAAGCATTTAATTAGAGCTCCCTCTGTGGCAAATTAACCCACATATATGTACCACTAATGTTTCGTGGTGTAAGAGTACAGGTATCACACACATTTGCCTAGATACGACACCAGAGGGAAAGCACCGATTTTTGGAGGTACCCTTATCTTCAATTAAAATCATTTTTTTTGACTACTTCCAAAGTATTTCCAGCACTGTTGCTGCTATGATAAATAGCAGACATTATTCCTTCTTTTGTCACAGGAAAATCAAATTCTTTGAATGTTAAGTGTCCTTCATCTTGAGATTTAAAAAATGCTTTTGCTTCTCTTTTAGATTCAAACCATGTGGTTTGCTCATGATTTATATCTTCAACTAAATATAATTTCATTGTTTTCTCCTTTTTTTATTGTTAGCTTCTCGAACTGATTCGTTTTCTGCAGAAAACCATTCTTCAATAATTTGTTTTTTCAATTCTTGCTCAGATAAACCTGTATTATTTTCTATAATATTTAAATGTTTTTGAGCAACTACTAAAGTTTTGTAATTGTGAAAACTTTCATTAGTCAAAGTGAATTTATAGTTTGGACCTGAATAATAAACTACGTTATCTAGCATTTCTGCAGACATTCCATAATCTATTACTTGTTTTTTATTTTTCATATTTTCTCCTATATGAATTGTTGTTTAAGTTGTAAGTGTATCACACAATTACAAATAATTCCAAATAGTTTTGTGACAATTGTGTGAAATCTTTTGATTAAAATGTATTTACAGTGTATTTCTTAAATAATTTTATAGGAATCAAACAAGCTATCTTGGCTTGTGTATCTCCATCCCCTGTAATTTTTTGTGACTTTATATTGTTAATTAAAATACATTCAAGTATTTTTTTTGGTGTGGTCCACATTATTTCTTTGCCTGTATCTATAGCCCAATAATCTGCTTCAGTCGCTAACAGTGCTGATGGTTTTTTAAACATAAACAACTCTATTAAAATGTTGCCTGTTTCTTGTGATTTATAATCAAACTTAACTTCAATTTTTTTATCTACCTCTGGCACAAAAATATCATACTTTGAAAATTTTCTAGGTATTAAAACAGCTGATGGATATTTTTTTTGTATTGAAGAAAGAACTTTTTGTTCAATGTTTTTGCCAATAATTAAGTCGCTATAAAAAGCTTCTTGACTATTTTTTTTGTAGTTCCTTGTAGTCATCCTCAGATAACAAAGACTTCACTGAGACTTCGTTGAAAGCGTGGTCAGAAGAAGTTATTTTTTTTGCAATTTCAATACACTTTAAATCAGAAGATGTGACTTCAGATTGAAATGTAGCAGCATTTATTACAGTCAAAAGCATATCTCTGACAGTGAGATTATCTATTTTAGAAATTTTTGAAAGTTGCTTCCATCTATATTCTTGAGATTCAAGCTGCCTTATTTTAAAGCCTTGACCTGCATTTTTTAGATTGATTAGTTTTCTTTTTAAGGATGAGTAAGTATTCCAATTTGTAATATCTTCCTGCTCTCTTCCACAACTTTTACACCTAAAGTCTCCATAAGTTGTAGTGCATACTCCCCTGCAAGGAGAGCCAGACAAACTAGCTTCCCCTTGTATTGATGAGAGCCTTGCTGAATTTGCAAGACTCTTTTCTGAGTTAGTTTCCATCTTACAAATGAGAAAGAATTAATCTTTCTGGGCTAATTTTATAGAAAAAATGGTGTTTTGTATATCTTTTGTAATTAAAAGAATTAAAACGGAATATCAGTGTCTCCAAACTCTTCTACCGCCATTTCTTTTTGCTCTGTTTGTTGTTGTTTAATAGGGCTAAAAGAAAAACTCATTGCTGGTGCTTTTTCACTAGCACCTGCTTTTCTGGTCCAAGCGTTTACAAACACATCTACTTTGATGCCTGTAATATCACCACTTCCATTTCTAATTAAATATTTTTCTATGTTATCAACAGTGTTGTAACCTTTAGGGTCATTATCTAAATTAGTTGTAGATAAAGTAATGTTAGCCCTGCCTTGATGTGTTGCAGAATTTTCATTCTTTTTATCCTTATTGCCCCATACAGAGCCCCTATTTGTGTTGTCGAAAGTTTTAGTCATTTTTTACCTCTTATGTCTAAAGTTTCTTGTTTTCCTCTGCCTGAACATATCTTCCAATGATTGCTTTTAAACAAGAAGATATACTTCTTGCATAAAACTCATGGTCCATAGTTTCAGTAAGGTCCTTTAATGCGTTGTAATCTTTCTCAGAAATCCTTGAAAGAACAACTTTGTTTGTACTCTTTTGAGTATCTTGCATTTCTACTGCCATTTTTACTCCTCTATTAGTTTTGTATAGATTCTTGTGTCCCCTTCTTGTCTATATTTTTCAATAACTTCAAAGGGTATGTTTTCCTCCTTAACAAGATTAGAATAATTGACCCTGCCTTTGGCTTGTGTCATGTGGCATCTAACCTTTCCATTTTTAGTTAATGTTTCAAAGGAACCTTTATTTTCTGCAACCAGCTCTTTTGCTAGTTCTTTTTTTCTTTTTTCTAATTCGTCTTTCTTTGTAGATATTTCTGCCAAAGCAATTTGTATCTCTGCCAACTCTTCAGTCTTTTCTGTATTTTCTACTTCCTTATACTGAATACCAACTCCGTCTCTATCTGCAGACCAAGATGAAATATATTTAGGGTCCTGACATGCTTTGTGATACCAATCTATAAATTCTTTTGCTTTGGGTATGTACGTCTTCGCCCACTGTGGTTCTCTCTCTACCCATTCTTGATGGTATTCTGTATCGCTATACCATTGAAAAAACAACATCTCATCTAGGTCCATGCACTCCATGCCAAGCTGCATTTGATGCCAATAGTTTCTTTTTTCCTCACGAACATTTGTACATGGTTTTGTTTGTGGACATTTAACTTCAACTGCAGACGTTTTGCCGTTCCTGCCTTTTACAAGCACACCATCTGGAGACATACCCATCCAATCATATTCAGGATGCACAACAAAAGATGGCTGCACTATTTGATAGCCTAACTTCTCTAATGTTTTCAAAGCCTTTGGTTCATTTTCTTTACCCATAGCTATTGCATAAAGTGCTCTTTGGTCAAACGGGTCTTGTGGAAGCTTCTTCCATTCTCTATACATATCTCTACCCATTGCATCCCATTGGTCTCCTTTGAGCCAGATATGCTCTTTGACTGCTCCTGCAAACCTAGTCCCTGTAATTCTGTTGGTCCTTTGGTCGTGCCAAGCCTGTGAGCCTTGTACTATGTCAGACATTCTTCCTCCTGCACATCAAAAGCGTTCTTGAAATTTTCTACTATTTTGCGTATTTGTTCGTCTGAATATTCATAATAAATTCCGCCTTCATTCCAGAAAAATATTCCGTCTTCTAAAATTCCGTGTTCTTTGTGAATTAATTTTATTCTTGTCGGTAACTCTTCAAAATATGACCAATTATCATGACCATATTTTAATATTGAGTAAGCTGATATATGTTTTTTTAATGTGTAATCAGTTTTTATCATTTAGCATTCTCCGTTTTTTTATTTTTAGATTTTAATTCTTCAACTTTATTTTTAATTACTTTTAAAGTTTCTTCATCTCCAGATAAAGTAGCTGCTTTGGTGTAATTTTCTATAGTAGATTTGTACTCGCTTTCATCTGCTTGTTCTATTGCTGCAAGAAAAGCATCTCCAGAACTTCTTTCTGGCACAAATTCGTTTGATTCTTCTTTTGGAGCAGCTGATTTATTTTCTGATTCATTGTATTCTTCTTCTGGTTCTCCCTCAGAAAAAGGCACACAAAATGTCGAGAGCAAAGATGTTTTAAAAGCAAAACTTTTTGCGGCTTCTAAATCTTTTCCTTGTTTAGATTTTGATTGACCAGCATACATCACATCAACATAGCTTCCATCTTCACATGACACAAACCTCAACGTGCCAGATATTTTTGTCATAGTCACCCCGCCATCAAAAACTTTTGTACTAATTTCTAAATTAGGCTGGATAGCGGTTAATATTTTATTTTGCCTGAGTGGTTTTGAAAATGACTCAATTACTTGGTCAATAGTTCTGTAGTCGTAATTATTAAAACTATTATGACCTTCTTTTTTTATTCCTTCTTTGTGTACATATTCTTGTACATTTTGAAGGGCTTCATAGATTTTTGTTTTACTCATTTAGACCTCCGTAAAACACAATGATACAGAAAATTAGTTTGATTTCAAATAATTCTTTACTATTTTTTTTTGCTGTGGCAAAGTTCATTTCAGAGGTCTACATGTCACTTGAATACATAACTAAAGTCTTAACTGCTCAAGTAAATCCTACACAAAAATTAATCTTAATAGTCCTTGCTAATTATTCTGACGAATATGGAGAATCATATCCTTCACATAAAAGACTTACTGAACTAACGGGGCTATCTCTGTCTGCGATAAAAGACAATCTCAAAAAACTCAGAGCTCAAGGATTTATAGATTGGGAACATAGAGTGAATGACAAAGCTGAATACACTAGCAATCTTTATAAAATCTTAGGTGGGTCGGGAGAAAACCTAGGTGGGTCGGGAGGTGGCTACAATACTAAAACATATACTAAAGAAATATATATATTAGATTTGGATGAGATTAATTCTATCTTCAAAGAAAAATGCGACAAAAGTTTTTATCAACACAGTGCCAACTCATTCAAGGCACAGCCGAGATACAAAGAGTTAAGAGAATTAGCTAGAAAAGGTTTGGTCTCGCCCAAAACGGGGGAGAAAATAAATTTGAACACAAAAGAATTTTGGAATAAATATTTTGAAATAGCCAACTCAGAAGGTCATAAAAAATGGATTAGGTCTTATTGGGATAAAAAGCCAAGCCTTATGACTATGCTGGGTATAAATCAATTTGAAGCAATCATTGAAAGGAGATACGGATGAAGTCTTTATACATAAAAGAAAATGCAAACTTAGAATTAGAAAGCAACGTAATTGGTGCCATGATTTTAGACAATAAGTTTTTTATACAAGCACAAGACAGAGGATTACAGCCGTCTGATTTTACAGTTCTTGCATTCCAAAAGACTTACGAAATTATGGTTGAGAAACAAGGCATAGATATTGTTTCTTTACAGGACCATCTCAATAAAGAAATGTTTGAAAAGGTCAGATTAGCTACCGCTGAAGGCATCATTATTGATGACATCTCGTATTGGGTTTCTCTTATGCAAGATGCGACAGCAAACAGAAAACTATTACAGTTAGCAAAAAAGATTCCTGATATTGTTCATCAAGATATAAAAATCGAAGAAAAAATTAGTAAAATAAATGAGCATTTAATTGGAGATAGAATAACCAAAGCAACAGGTTCACCAAAAAAAATATCACAAATATTTAATAATGTTGAACATGAACTTACAAATGCAAACGAAATAAATAAAAATTTAATAAAGACAGGGTTCCAAACTTTAGATAATAAAATCAAAGGCTTCAGGTCGGGTGATTTGATAATCATTGCTGGAAGACCTGCTATGGGTAAAACTACTTTTGCTCTTAACATTGCAACAAATTCAGTCATACAAGGTAAGAATGTTTTAATTTTTAGTTTGGAAATGACAAACGAGCAGCTGTTGAAAAAGATTATTTCTGCACAAGCTGAACTATCTATGGATTCATTGCTTACAGGTGATTTAGATACTGAAGGTTGGTATAAATTTGGAGAGACTAAAAATTATTTTGAAGAAAAAAATATGTTTGTATATGACAAGTCTCCAATCACAATTGAAACGCTTGTTAATAAAACTAAAACATTACAAGCAGTCATGGATATTGACTTGATTGTTGTGGATTATTTACAGCTTCTTATGACATCAAACAAAGCACCAAGCAATTCAGATTCAAGAGCTTCATCAATAAGTTATATATCTAATTTACTGAAAGGGTTGGCTAAAGACATTGGCTGTCCTCTAATCAGTCTCTCCCAGCTATCACGGGGTGTAGAAGGAAGAACTGATAAGAGACCAATCCTTTCAGACCTTAGAGACTCAGGGTCGATAGAACAAGATGCTGACATGGTTATTATGCTCTATCGAGATGAATACTACGATTCATTGTCTAACGACACCGCAGAAATTATAATTAGAAAAAACAGATTAGGAGATTCTGGACAAGTAGATTTAGGTTTCAACGGAGCATATTCTAAGTTTCTTGACCCAGAGGAGGTGGCATTCGGGAGAATAGAAGAAGAGGGACCGATTTAATGGAGCATCAAGCAGAAAACTTTCATCAACAAATAAGAGATATTATTCCTGAATTAAAACAAGCAAGAATAAATGTTTTTCAAAAAGAAGTTTTGCTAAAAAAAGTTTTTTATGTGGAGCTTGTAAAAGCAAAAGACGAAGGAGAAAGAAGTTATAATGCACAAAAAGCAAAAGCAGAATCAACAGAAGAATACTACGAAGCATCATTGGCTGTCGCTGTTGCAAAAGCTGAATACGATTCTTGTCAAGCTAAAATGAAAGCAGCAGATATGCAGTTTGAAGAGTGGCGGACAAAGATGGCAAACTTAAGGTCGGAGAGAAGCAGATATGGAGCTTGAAAAAAAAATAGACAAAATGTCAGTTCAAAACTTTCAAAACTTTGCACACAATTTATGGATTGAGTGTAATGTAGAAAGAAAAAATTGGGGTGAAGATAAAATTAGTTATATGGATTATGTCATAAATAATTTACAATTTTTATACGATGAGTATGAAAGGCAGAAGTCCGAACAAAGAAGAAAAGATTTGGATGTCTAAAATTATTGAGCAAGGATGTATTGTTTGCAGACTAGAACATGATGTTTATACACCCGCTGAAGTCCATCATATTGATGGCAAAGTTAAGCCACAAGCACATTTAAGAACACTTAGTCTTTGCCCCAATCATCACCGCATGGGTTTGAACAATGAGCTTATTGTTTCAAGGCATCCTTACAAAGCTGAGTTCGTAAAACGCTACGGCACAGAGATAGAATTATTAAACAAACTGAAGGATTTAGTATGGAAGAGCTCAAGATATTAGTAATTTTATTAACATCATTGGTCGCTACTTTTGTTTATTTTTATATTATGAAAATTGAAGAGTTGTTATTAATGTAATGCCAATTAAATATAAAAGAAGTCAAAAACACAGAGATAAAAATACAGGAAAAATTTCTGTAGAACATTTTTATTTAAAAGCTTTAGATTTAAAAAAATTAGAAGAGATATTTGACAATGAAAACACTGCAAAAAAGTTAAAACAAAAAGTGAAAAACGAAATTGTCAAAAGAAAAAAAACAAGCGTATAAATACAAGCACACTAAAAGAGATGGTGAGCCAAACTTCCTTAACTATTCTTACGAAATAGCTTTATTGAAAAGTCATGAAGAACGAATCAAATACATGTCAGATATAGATGAAAAGTATCATGATTCAGTGTATCTTACTTGTATGCAGATGGGATTAGCCAAGACAATCTCAAACTTGCCAACTCGGGAAGAAAGAAAAAAAGCTTGGCAAGAATTACCAGAGCATAATATTACATTTAAAAATATGAAAGACATGGTTTATCATAGAGTACTAAATATATTTAAGGAGAAACAATGAAAGGTGTAAATCACTACAAAAAAGACGGAACTTTACATAAAGGAGGTACCCACAAAATGGGTGATGGTTCGCTGCATACAGGAGCCACACACACAGCAAAGAGTGTAAAGCTTTTTCACTATAATGAGCTTTCAAAAAAAGCCAAGACAAAAGCTAGAACTTTTTGGGGTAAAAAATAATGGATGTTATTGGTTGGATAATTCTTATAGCAATTAGCTTATGGGTTGTTAATGCTTATTTAAAAGTAAAACACATAGATTTACATGATAAAATTTCTTTGTTAATACAAGATTATTGGGATAATCTAAGAAATTATTTTAAATGAATAAGAACAAAACAAATAAACCCGTGCCCGTAAAAAAGGGAGGTCTTGGAAGGAACATTTTAGTTCATTCTGGTCACGTTTACGGTTGCGGCAAATCAAGAAACAAATAAATAATTGAAGGTCTGTTGTAAAATGAATAACAGATATGCCGTCAATTGAACTTAGTGAATATTACATAGAACTTATTGGGTTTTTACTAACCCTGCTAGTAGGTTTATCAATCAAAGATTGGGCTACAAGCTTTATCAAAGGCTTGATGTTTCGCTTTGGCAGTTTAAAAGAAGGTGACAAAATAATTGTTGATGACAAAGAAGGAATGCTTGTCAAGATTGGTACCCAAGAAACAATAATTGCTTTGTACACAGACAAAGGTTTAGTTTGGAGATATGTTCCAAACACTCGCATCCCCATGTTAAACTTATCTAAGGTTGTTGATTCAGAATTACATCAAGATAGTAAGATAGAAAAGGCAACAAAAATAAAAAAATTATTACAAGAAACAGAGGATTAATATGGGAATGGGCTACGGAAAAAAAATGAAAGGTAAAACTTATGGTGGCAAAAAGAAAACCAAGAAAAAGAAAAAAAAGTAAGTCTAGGGTAAATGAGGCTGGTAATTACACTAAGCCTGAAATGCGTAAAAGACTTTTTTATAAAATCAAAGCTGGAAATAAAGGAGGTCGCAGCGGTCAATGGTCTGCCAGAAAAGCTCAAATGTTAGCAAAGCAGTACAAAGACAAGGGAGGCGGCTATCGCTAAACAGTCGCATCAAGTGAAAGAGTCTAAAAAACTTTTAAAACTTAAAAAGATGCAACAAAAAGACAAACGACACGAACAATAATGCCTTTAAAAAAATCACAAAAATCTCTCAAACTTTGGACCAAACAAGATTGGAGAACTAAATCGGGGAAGCCTTCTACTCAAGGGAAAAAAGCTACAGGTGAAAGATACTTACCAGCCAAAGCAATAAAGGCTATGTCTGCTGCTGAGTACGCTGCCACATCAAGAAAAAAAAGAGCTGACACTAAAAAGGGAAAGCAGTTTTCAAAGCAGCCTAAAAGAGCAAGAAAAATAACTAAGAGATACAGATAATGGCTAAAGCTTCAGAAGCAAAAAGAGTAAGTGGCGGGGTCGTTTATCGGGGAAAAAAATTTAGTGGCTTCAATAAACCAAAGAGATATACGGGCAAAGGTAATTACAAAAAAGAAGTTCTAGCTAAGAAGGGAGATGAAATAAAAATAGTTAGATACGGTCATAAAGATTATAGACATAATTATTCCAAAGAAGCCCGTAAAAATTACTTAACACGGTCTGCAGGTATAAAAGATAAATCAGGTAAACTAACAAAGAACGATAAATTCTCATCAAATTATTGGTCGAGAAAAGATTTATGGAAAGCATGAAAATTTTTTTAACAGAGTTTCAACATCGGGGAAAGGTCATGACGGGTCCAATTCTTTATGCCAATTCGTTTGAAGAAGCACAAGAAGCCGCAGATGAATACGGTCTGGAAGTTGTTGGAGAACTGACGGATGTTTATATTCCTCCGTCTGATTTTTCTGGTGAAAGAACTTTGCACTAATGATTTTATATACTGAAAAAGAATTAATAGCAGCTTATAGAATTCACATAAAAGATTTAAAAAAAGTACCTAATGTTTCTATCCCAACGCTAGAAGAATTTAGAATTATTTTTGAAGACTATTGGAAAGAAGAAATAGACAATGAGCAAAAAAGATAGCATAGCCTTGAGGCTTAAAAAGAGGGGCTACAGCGGGGGGAAAATAAAATGGGTACCCAATAACATACATGGTAAAAGTCCAACGCTTAGAGGCTGGTTATTAAAGCTTGAAGATGATTCTGAATGGCAGGTACTCGGAACTAATTATGAAGATGCTATAAAAAAAATAGACTCACTCCAAATCAAGCAAAACGTCTGAGACTATATCAATAGCATTCATTGCTTTTATTATGTCTGCTTCACTCAAGTCTTCTGGATAACCTTCTAAAATGTTCTTGTCCTGTATGTCAATTTCTTTACCTTCTTTCAGTGTTCTTGCTACTTTGATTATTGATTCTTTGATTAACATAGGACCAATGATATTAACGGATATAAAAATAAATTAATAGACTTGACAAACAAAAAAGGCAGCCCGAAAGCTGCCCTTTATGTTTCATTCTTTACTTAGAAAATTTCTGCTAAATATTCTTTGTTCCTGCCTTCTCTTACTTGAGCATAACCTGCTTCAAGATGAGAGTGAAACCCTGTTTTTTTATACAGTTTTTTTTGTGCATTTAGTCTTTTAAGTCTAAGTCTTTTTTGTTTTGTATTCATTTTTTCTCCTTGTTTTCTTGACTGTATCTGTAGTCAATCATGTCAAAAACAAACTGTTGTATAAAAACTAATTCAGCATGAGATAGCTTTCTAAGATAGTTTTGTGTTTTATCAAGAATGCTTTTTTCCCAACCAGAATCATAGCCGCATTTTTTACAGAACAAATTGACACCGCTTTCGCTACACCAAAATGAATCCGCTTCTTCACTGCCGCATTCAGGGCAAACTCCTTTACAATGTGCTCCAGACATTAAGACACCTCCTTTTGTTCTGCTTTTTCTTCTTCAATATCAAAAGCTTTAAAAAAATCATCTGACAATTCAACAATCGTTTCCTTATCTTCTTTTGATAGGTTTTTTAATTCCCCATCGTAGCCTGAAAATTCTGAAACTCCATCGACATAATTATCAATTCTATAAATCCAATCAAAAAATTCTCTCGAATATTCAGAAGCAAAATTTTTGTCTTTGAAAAATCCAAGAGTATTTACGTCTTCTGGGTTGAAGTATGTAAACAACTCTAATTGGTCTGAATGTTTTGCGTAAGAATATTCGCAAATCATTTGCATGATTGTGATTTCTTGCATACTAAATTGTCTAAGTTTTTTGTTTGTCATATTTTTCTCCGTTTTAAAATGTTAATTAAGTTTATGAATCTAATGGTATCACACGATTACATTAGATTCAAATATATTTTTTATAGTTGGACCTCCTTATAATAAATTTTATCTATACTTATCAAAAATCCATTACCACCTACTGAAGGTAATATTCTGATAAAACCTTTTTGTAAGCCTTCTGCAAAGTATTTAGGATTTTTTAGAAGGTCGTGCAAAGAAGATTCTGTCAGTTCATTCTCTCCACGGGTTTCTAATTCAATACTTACATCTTGTGTCCAAGATTTAAAGTAGCTTATTCTTTTTTTCATATTTTTCTCCTGCATTTCTGCAATTATGTTTGGGAATCATTTCCCGCACTAGACCTGCTTTTTCGGGGGGAAAGAAAAAACAGGTTTCGACTCATAAAGTCTCGTCAGTAGTGCTTTAAGC